GTTATCGTCGTCATCCTTATCGTCGTCGGCCTTGTCACCCTTGGACTCCATACGATAGGCACGACCTTCGCCCATTTCGTCTTCCTCTTCGGAGTCGCCACCGTCAAGGTCTAGATCAAAGTCAAAGCCGCCTTCGAGGTCGCCTTCGCCACCGAATTCATCGCCACCGTCAAGGTCACCGCCGAATTCATCGCCGCCTTCAAGATCGCCACCGAACTCGTCACCACCTTCTTCGCCACCGAAATCTTCTTCGCCGCCATTCTCATAGTCCATGTCGTCTTCCATATCGGAAGATCCCATGCCAGCGTCGTCCATTCCGATTTCGAGGTCCTGGTAGTCCTCGTCGCCGTCGTCAACATCACCCTCAGCATCCATCATGGTTGGCTCATGCTGATTCATGTAACCGTCCAAGTGATCCATGCCATGCTCAAATAGGGAATCAAAATCAAGATCATCATCTTTTGCAAGAATGCCTTCAAGAGTTGGCTCGGCACCCATTTCGTCAGCCTGGGCAACCTGTGCCTGGGTTTCGTCATGGTCCATACCACCTACTGAGGTATCCATACTGGAAGGATCAGTGTTCAGCTCTTCAAAGCTGATCTCTTCTGCTACACCAGCGAGGGAACCCTCGGCTGCTTCAAGTTGATCCCACAAATCACGAGACTTCTCAAGAACCAGCTTGTGCAAAGAACTAGATGCTTTCTTTGTTGCGTTCTCATTGATAACCTTCAGGCCCTCTTCCTCGCTATAGGAATAGCCTTCAAAAATGCTCTCAAGGATTTCGCCTAAAAGTTTTTGGTATCTGCTCATTATTATTAGCTCCAAAATTGTAATTTTGTTAATTTTATTTAAAGAGAAATTGGTTTTAAGGTGTAAAAACCCCTTATTAATTAACCAATTTGGTAAGAAAGTCGCTAACCCAGGGTTACCGGGACGACCTTCTTAGAATTCTTATTCTATTCCGGCGAGTTGGCGTATCCGCTTAATCTCCTCACCCATTGCCTTTTTCTGGAGCATTGCTTTGCCATCAGGCGTAGCGGCTAAAAGCTTGGGGAACTTACGTTCCAAAAATGCTATTAATTTATCACCAGTGAAAATGTAATCTGCCATCACCGGTTCTAAGGAGAAACAATCAACGCTTTCAACTTGTGCCGGGATGTCGTATAATTCATCCTCGCCATCTAATCGATGTGCGGTACCCCGGTCGGCATCCATGCAATAAATTTCATCTGCGTGATTCTTAGGACTGAATAGTGCCACCATTCCATTTTGACGCATGTCTTCTATCGTTACGTCGTCTCGGTGTTTCTTCATGTAATTCCCGATCTGCCAGGCTAAAAAGCCAGGATCTGTGGGACTAAAGAAGGCTACCTCTTGAACTTGATCTTCCCAATTCTCATATTCTTCACCATACACTTCCTCGTATTCTGAGAACCCTGAATGGTTCGTTACGATTTCCCCGTGCATGGGCATAACACCGAACTGTTGGATATCCTTTAGGTTACCAACGTGGCTTGCGTGATAAAGCGTTCTGACTTTTGTTATGTCAATATTTTCATACAGTCGTCGCATTCTTTATAACCCTAGGCCACCGCCTCCTCCGAAACCTCCACCACCAAGACCACCTTCTTCAGCCGGTTGCTGGTAGACCTTTCTGATCATTTTCAGTCTTTTTCTCTTCTCAACTCTGCGGGAGAAATGTGTCTGCCTGATGTCTTTAAGCATCTTCAGAGTTGTTACGTGCTCACCCTGGGGATCATTCTTTCCACCATAAGTGCCATCGTTCATGAATAATTTATCATCAGGCGTCTCTTCGCCTGTCATACCGGTACCTTTTTCGAACTTAGGCTCGATATCCTTGGAAGTGATCGGGGCTTCCATAAGGTCTTGTAATCTCACATCACTATCCTCACTCTCTCCAAAACCACCGGCACCCGCCGCACCAGCCAAGGCCATGCCCCCGCCACCGAAGTCAGCACCAGTTGCACCACCAAGATCAGAGAACCCACCGTCAAGACCAGCATCAGCACCACCGGCACCAAGGTCTCCAAGACCACCTTCTCCACCAGGAGGTGGTGGAAGAGCTCCACCTGGCATACCACCACCGCCAAATAGATCCTCGGCTTTTCCAGCCTCTTCTATGGTTCCTTGCTCCTCGATCCACATGCGTTCGTTTTCAACTACCTCATCATGAGTCCAATTGAGATACTTGACACGAGCAAACCTTTTACTAATAGTTGGATCGTCTTTGATAGATGACCAGGTATTAATGTTGTCCTGATCTCGGGCATTTCGTTTGTAGTCTTCGTAGTTGTCTGGCTCGACAAAAGACAATTCATAATCAGCCGTGGAGACATTAATATCTCTCATCTTGCAGTAAAGCTTGAATTCATAATCGAATTCATTTGCAAGGTTCTTCTGAATACGGGTACAGAATTTGGAGAACTCGATCTCTTCCTGGTAAGCCACACCCACACGAGCATCACCGAAGATAGCTCCACCTTCATCCGGGCCAACCATCCAAGAACGAGGTACCCTAAGTGCCGTCATCATTTTCTTGGTGAAGTAATCAAGATCTGGAATCTCATTCCAAGGCTGTCCTTCCAGTGTTTCTACTTTGGAACCACGTTGATCGAAGGAAACTGGAATATAGATGTCTTCCAACTGGGAAATGGGGTTGTATACGGAGTCGACCGTCTTCTGTTCACCACCGATGAACTGAGGAATACGTTTCTGATTGAGCTCGTTCTTGAAATTATGCACAGTCCACGACGCACGGTCGGGGCGCATTTTACCTGTATCGATATACCAGACGGTCCTTGACGGTGCCCTTTGAACACGGTGTATAAGTACAGAGTCTTCTAAGAGTTCCCTCTGTTTGAATGTCTTGCTTGCTTGTTCAAGCCACGACTCGCCAAAGGGCCATCTGTTATTGTATTTATCACTGGGGTCGTCATCTGAGGAAGATCCTGCGAATTTTCCTTCAGAAAGGGAAAGATGGGTCATATGGATAGCCGGAAGCACTTTCGTGTTCCTTAACCCGGAGCTCATTCCCATATTTTTGATGCGATCCTGGATACCTTTATTATCTACTGACAGTTCAAGATGTTCAGTATTCAAAGTAAAGTTCCGAACAATCCATGCTACGATTTCCATCTTGTTCCGATCAACCAAGGCACCCAAAACAAATTTTGGATGAATGGAATACAGTTCGAAGGTTTCAGGATTTCGGAAGTAGAACCAATCACCGTACTTTACGACGTTGCGAAACGTTCGAAATAAACGGTTATCCCACTCATTGATCTTTGACCATTGGGATAAGTTCTCTTGGACTATTTGGGATTCTTCATCGGTAGGTTCAAGAGACCAATCAAAGTTCCAATAGTGGTTCTCGTCATTCTTCTCGGTGCATTGTTCTGCAATTAGATCGAGTGCACGAGCGATGTCCGAGTCTTGATCCATCCAATCATAGAGCTTATATCTCTCTAAACGGTCATACCGCCCACGGTAAACCTGTTGGATCATGTTGAAGTTGTCGACTGTACCTGACCAAGAATTGTCGGCTCCGTAGCCGGGTGCCAGGTTTACTTTGCGCTTTCTTCGGTTGCGATTATTACTATTGGGCTTTGCTATTGTGTTCCAAGCCATTCGTGATGTCCTAGGATAATTTTTTCTTCATCAATATATTTAGCAATATAGTGACTCGATGACTAATTAACTACCCCTACCCCGCTGAAACCGGTAAAGCAACCGGTGCTGCTGGCGTATTTCTTCTGTTAATTCCAGAATTACGCCTGGTTATTTCAGGACTTGCGGCACCGAAGTTACCGATGTTATCTCGGATATCCGATTGAATAGACTTGATTTGTTGAGTTTCGCCAACCAAGGTTCCAAGGAAATGAACTTGTTGACGCATCAATTCTAGATAAAGCTCTTGTGTTTGATCTTGAGGTCTTGAATCGGCAATCGAAGAATCTTTTGATTTATTGACATTCATTGCTGGATCTGGTCCAACACGATCACCTTCACCTTGGGATCCAAATACTTGTCTGGCAGCCAGACCACCTTCAATTGCCAATGCTGCAGCGGTGCCTAAACCAGGAATTAATGAAGCCAATGCTGCGGTGCTGTGACCCAGAACTCCTATCACGTCTCCTTCCATTAATGAACCGATTGCTGCACCACCCGAAAGAAGTGTTCCAAGACCGGGTATGGCTCGGGCTCCTACCTTTCCTGCAATACCGGCTGCTGCTCTAAGACCTCCTCTACCGGCGGCAGCACCGCCTGCACCAGGTCTCAGTCCTGCTGCCTTCATTCTATTAAGGCGATCCATACCGGCACCACGTTGTACACGTCCACCTGCTCCTCCCGCTGCTCCTCTACCGCCTCTGCCGCCTCTACCTCTTCCACCGCCCAATGCGCTTCTCAAACCACGCATCTGCATGCCTAAGGCCACGGTATTTGCTATGACCGCAATCGTATTAAGAGCGATGGCACTTACAAGACCGGTAAATGGGAACTTAGCTAAGAAATCTTCAATACCACGGACAAAGCCACCGACAGCATCAGATTGTCGGTCCATTATATCTTCGAGTTCTTCTCTAGTTCTACCAGCAGCCGCCCGTAATTCCCCCATTGCAGGACCGAATCTCGAACCAACGAACTGTTGACCCATGGCAACTGAAGGGCCGGTGGTTTGAACTTGACCAGCCAATTCAGAAAGCTCACTCATGATATCCGCCCCAGATCTTCCTTCAGTTTGCATGGTAAATGCTCTCTGAAGAAGTTCCCTTCCACCTTGAGTACGAATAACAAAGTTCCTTAGATCTTCATTCTGTCCTATTGCCACCTCCATGTTGCCACCGGCTTGTGCAATTTCCAAAAGAAACGATTTCATTTCTTTTAGACCAAGAGCTTCCATACTGTCCGAAACTTCTGTTAGTCTTTTGGCTTGTTCTTCGGTAAGAGTAACACCAACCAGGTTAGCGAAATCTTTACTCGTCTGGGCTCTTTGTTTAACCAGCTCACCTACTGTTTGCCCGGTAAATGCAGAAATGTTTTTCAGATGTTCCATCTGAGTAACGATACTGCGTCTCGTCTCGGCGTCCTTTATGTTGGCCAGGGAATCTCGTCTTTTTTCCAGATCGAATAGTGCTATAGTGGAATCAGACATCTCTCTGAAGTCCATGGCACCGAGTGCATCGAAACCAGCAGCTTCTGCACTATCCCTTAATTCTTGAATACTTGAGGCAACTTCTGAGAGATTATTACCAAGAGTGCCCAGGGGTGAGATGTAACCCTCTTCTGAGGCCCTTCTGATGGACTTGAAGGTGTCAAGCATAGTCTGCTTGCCTTCACGCAAACCTTCTAACCAGTCGTCTGTGAGAGCTTCGTTAAATGAAATCAAACCGGTTTTCGAAGCATCACCGAACTCTTGCCAAAAACTTTTGGCTTCATTTTTTAGATTAGAAAATTGACCCTTAATGTCAAATATGGATTCACTAAAATCCGCTAATGCCCTGGTAGTATTGTTTATGTTTTGTACCAATTGATTCTTGATCGATTGATTGACAATCTCTAAAAGAGGAGTAAGATTGTCTAAACTATCCAGAGGTCCTTTTACAGCGTCCTTAACATCATCGAAGACTTTATTAAGAATCTCAGCTCTTCGTTCGGATGCTTTAATGTCAGCGAAGTTGGCTCCTTGCCCACCACCATCTCCCCCGCCCCCGCCTGCACCGGCGGATATAGCAGAAGCCTCAATGGCTTTAGTGATTTGTTCGATATCATTTCTCGCAATGCCTTCACCCTTGCCAATAGATTTGGAAAGGTTATCCAAAGCTTTTATGACTCGATGATTGCCACGCTCGATTGCAGAACGCAAAGAAGAAGTTTGATCATCGACTGATTCTGCAACCTCATTCAAAATATCCGTCTCGGCTGAGCTGGGGTCTCCGGTGCGCATATTGACACGGGAAAACGTCGCCGACTCTACGGTAGCGTTTGAGACTGATACGTTAAGTGGGCGGCTCCGCCGTCCTTGAGGTGGTACTGAGGTTTCGTCTGCCACGGGCTAAACTCCAATGATATGGAGTATTTAGCCCATGTTGGGGAGGGAAATTAAACTATATCGGCAGTAACCTTATAGTGAGGTTTCTGGTAGTTAGGATTCTCGTTCAAAACTTCGATGATTGCATCGTATGCGTCGGTTGTCTTGTATTCGTTATATGCGAGTTTTAAGAGGAGTTCCATATCAATATTATCATTTATGTGATAAGCCTTCCCCTCATTTATTATGTCTTTATTAAGGGTTCGGTGATTCAATTTGAAAATTGTTTTTTCGTTTTCACTCAAAAAGAAAGAATCACTCCAATCGTACAAGTAGTTATTTCTTTTATCTCCCACCGTTGCTAGATGGGTAGATCCAACTAAACTAAACAATATCCCATCTTCCATAAACAAAAACGGCTTTTGTTCTTCCAAAGGTCCAAAAAAACTGGCAATGAACATAACTGGCAGGTTAACGACCAAGGCCACCATGAATGCAGCGAAAATGAAGAAATACATATTGTCCCCGGTCGTTTTAACCCAGGACCAGAAACCAAAAAAGTTAGATCCAGCTAAAACTGTGAACCAGTAGCCAATAACAATACTCCAAGTAGCGCTCATAATCCTCTCCTAATCTAAGATTAAAGGAGTCTATCATACTCTGATTTTTTTGTCAAGAAAAAACTAGAAGCCTATTTTACCGCCTGGGACACTTTTTCCCATGGCCTTTTTGGCGGCGGCAGCCTCACGTTTGCGGATATCCTCTAGGGACTTCATGATGATATCAATTTCCCTGGGAGGATATCGCTTAAGGTCTTCGTATCTAATCGCACCTTCATAATTGAAGGCTAGGTTGGCTAGATTACCAAGCGTGTCTTCTGTTTCTTTCCGGTGCCGCTTGATCTTGGCGAGAGCGTCTTGGGCGCTTTTGAAGCCCCCGCCTGCGAAAAAAGCCGCTGGGGATCCATCTGTAAGATGAATGAATTATCATAACCGCACGCCGGGCAGTTATATGTGACCTCGGAAACTTTTCTCAATTTCTCCGAAAGTACTCTAATCCGGTCGGTGATCAATTTGGCATCATCAGGTGGGATTTTTTCAAGCCATTCTCGAATAATCGCCGGGTCCATGACATTCTGGCCTTTGGCACCCTTCACATAATGAATGCTGGCAACAATAGAACTAACGCTGGTATCTGAATTCATATCCAGAATTTCAGAGTACTGTTCTATCAAAGATTGATCCATTACGAACTTTTCGATATCGACGTCTTCAATGGATCCTACTTTTTGATTCGTGACTAATGTTTTCTTCACCACCTCGATTGAATTTTTGTAAGGCATCGGGCGAAGGAATACAGTTTGATTCAATGCATCGATGTGAACCGTGTATGGTTCAATATCCGTGATCGGCTCATACCGAAGAATGAATTCCTGAAGGCTCAAAGGAATCTTGTTTTCCTCTGTGCAAAATTTAGCTGGTGCCTCTTCTCCTTCGAATGTCTTCTCTCCTTCATTGAGACGTTTGGGGTTTTGACATTTGTGTTCGATGATCATTTCGTCGCCGTAGGAAACCATTCGGGCAACAATTAAGATCGCCTCGATGTCGATCTCGGATAGTTCCTCGGGGTAAACAACGGAGGGGCATACTTGTTTGACCAGGGCCGGGAGGGCTTTGCCGGAAACTAGAAGCCATGGATCTCGATATTTTTGTTCTGACATAATGCCGATTGGTCTTACTTCTATGTCAGCCGGGTTTGTGTCCGGTTGGAAGATACCTTCCTGGTACCATCTACCCAGGGAAGGTAATGCGATGGAAGCTGCAGGTACTGTATCTTGGAGTTCATCTAAAAGTGGGTTGGACATCTCTTGCCTCATTCTTGTCTGTTGTATCTACTTATAGGGATTTTCAAGGCATAAATCAAGTGGGCACAACTACCTCTACCTCTACATCCCCCGGTCATGAGATGGATGGTGCGAAGCACACCGATACCATCAGGCAATATAGTAAATAATCTTGTAGGAAGTATTCACCATATTAGGGAGATGTGGAAAAACTTTTAGAAAGCAACTTTGTTCATCCTGTTAGTAGTTAAGGAATCACTCAAGCAGTTACCTTCTATGACAACGTAAGAACTTATCAGAAGCTTTTTAAAGAGAGCTTGGTAGTGCATTACTACTACTTTTAAACTCTTCCCAGTAACCTCTTAAGGAGGTTATTCTCTACCTTGGTAATCCAATTAGAGTGCATAGCACTAATCCTGTTATGCACTCTCTTATCCTTAGAAAACTGTAGGTAATTTGTGTTTATAATACCGTACGTTCATATCTGATTATTCATGGTTACATTCCAGCAGAGCCATGAAGACTGGCACCCCAGGAACTAGATTTAGAATAGTCATCTAGCCATCCACCTGAGTTCAAGTCCGCTTACGATTATGTATGTGTCTATTCTTCCCGACTTGCAACACAACAATCTATTTCAGAGGCAGAGATACACTGCGGCAGGGAGAGCCCTATTAGTCTTGTCACGGCATTATATGAACGAGTCTATATCAATTGAGTATATGGGATCTATTTTGAAAGAAGTCAAGTGAGAATTGTAGAAAAGAAAAAGGGGTACCCGTAAGTACCCCTTTTCTGTAAATACAACTTCAAAACTGAAAATTAACCGTTGTTGTTATTATTCAGGTTGTTGTTTAGGTTATTGTTATTCATGTAACATTTCCTCGGTTGGGTTAAGGGCCTCTGATCAGGCACCTTTTGGGTAAATCCAACTATTTAGAGTGGAGACCTCATTCCGGGGTCTCTCCTCTTCCTGGATCCAATTCCATCAATTCATCTATCGATAGACCCCAACTTGGCATGCGGTCCACAACCGCCAATAGAGCCTGTTTACGGGGACATCTATAGTCATCCTCGTCTACGGATATCTTATACTCTTCAACCTCGTCCTGTGTCTTGTCTGCAGCTAGAAACAGGTCTCTGAGATCCAGGTCCCGTTGTTTCAGCATGGCACCTTGATCTCCCGTAAAATATCGGTAGCAATCATTAATCTTTTTGAGTTCGTCAACGTGGGTTTCCCAAACTTCTTTCCAAATTATTCGTTTATCTCTTCGATACCACTCGACTCGCTTATCGAGTGGAATGTAATTCCCTCGGAGATCTTTATTGGGAGCAACAACACATTGATCATCGTGTTCTAAGGTAGGAGGTAAAATAACGCAATTTTTGTCTACCTGGTTATTCCAGAAAACAAGTTTGTCGAAAAAATCTAGAAGCTGTTCGGCCTGGATGTCTTTACCTTCGCAACATCTTGAGTAGATGAGATCTGTGAGATCACGAAAGGGTCCCTCGGGCAGCCATCGTGCCGAAAGGACCCTCATAACTACATTAGCTAGGTCTCGCTCTTCGTCCCGTGTTAATTTGACCCAGAGGAACACCTCGTCATCTGTTTCTTTTTGTGATACTTTCATTGAATCTTACTTAGGAATTCATTGACTTCCCGTACGGAAGCCCCAGAATCCCGAAGCGTAGCAGAAACCCATTCCTTTGTCATCCCCTCAGTTTCCTCTTCTTCGGCCAATGTGGCGAAAAGGAGCTTGATTACTTCCATCTCGGACCGGGAAACATTGGCACCTTGCATTTGGTAATCCATGAATGCCTCAACTGCCCAGGGCACTATTGGTTTAATTAATTCAAGCATGGCGTCGCTGTACACCCGGATCTCATGTTGGGCGTGCGGGTCTGAGCGAAGTCCGATGAAGTGAAGAATATTTTTGAGATTGGCCTTCCAATACATTTGGCTGTAGGTTGCCAGGGGGAGGACAATTCGGGCCAATTCACGGGCTAAACCTGGGAAATCTTCCCCCGTTACGGACAGTTCATTCGCTTCGTAGTACTCCCTCATTTTTTCTTCAAGAATTTCTTCGGCTTCCTCATTCCGTATGGGCTCGTCTTTTTTCAAGGCATCCTCCCGGATCTTCTTGACTGCCTGGACTGCGCATTCTTCCACCCATAGTTTGCGGCGGTTGATCGCATCCGGGGGTGTGGCACTGCCATTCTCGTCCTTCGGACCAAGGAGATATTTGTAAGTGGCATAGGAATCGTAGAATACCTGTTCAGCGGCTGCTGTAACTGCCAGGTAATCGTTCATTGTAAGGGTCTCAGCATCCCGTCCCTGTCGGTTAGAAGACGACTGAGGAGCCGCATTTTCGATTGGCGGGAGGTACATTTCGTCCTCAAGCACCGAGTACCGGCCAGAGTATTCATTAATGCTAGCGGTACGATGCCGGTGCCATTGTCTGAAAACGAAAATCGGGGCCTTTACGTGAAAAGTAAATTCGACCATTTCGAATGGAGTGGTATGCCGGTGCCGCATCAAGTATCGGATAAGACCTTTGTCACTGTTGACTTTTTTGGTACCTTTTCCGTAGGAAACACGGGCGGCATTGGTGATGGTGGAGTCCTCGCCCATGAAATCGATCAATCCGATGAAGCCGTGGTCAAGAAGTTGGATGTATGGTGGTTCCCAGACGGTAACCGGTAATGGAGTATTTTCCAGGGATGATTCATCGAAATCATCTGGAACCCCGATCTTTATGTAGCGCATGAGAATACCTCTAGAATAAATTATTGTATTCTAGAAATATATGTACTACGTCAATGGATTTAAAGATCTATCTTCCTGGCACCGAGACTAATTGTTCCTTCCTTTGGAACTTCCAAATTCATTTCATTTGCTTTTTTGGTGAACTCTTCATAGAGTTCAGTGGGTAAAAATCTGAGTTCAACTACGTGGTCAATTTGCTGTGCATGCTTGACGGCGAAGACCATTCCATCGGTCATTCCCAGGTCAACGTAGACCACGGTTTTCTCGGTTATGTCGGAGAAGTCTCGACCGGCTGTGATACCCATGGTGCGTTCTTCTGGAATTTCATCTCGAAGAACATTGGGTTGGGTATACAGTAGATGCGAAGCGAAAGGGGCCTCATAGTGGTTAACGATAGAATCGTGCATGCAGAACTGTGCATACATAACATTCAGATCTATGTTACCTGCGTAAGGACTTTCAAGGTTGATCAGTGATCTAGCCTTAACCGATTTTTGAGACATTGTAGTATCCTGTAAACTCTGGGATGTAAGGAATTAATACAGATTCCAACAGGTCGTTTTTGAAGTTATTCAAGCTTACCGCAGCGGATAGGGTTTTGTCAATATTATTTTCTACGATAACGTCCCAGTTTTTCCATTCTTGCCATTCAAGTTCAGAAACATGACTTACGGATTGGGTTAGAGTAGATTCTTCACCGGTGCGGATTACCTGGACACATAAGCCGCCTAGGTCTCGAACAAATTGGAGTTCGTTTATAAAGCGGCAATCGGTGAGGAGCCCAACATCATAACCGTCGTATTCTCCATGTTGGATAGCTTGCTTGAGGGCTATAACCCAAACATCCCTATGAATATTATTGCGCATGGCCTCGGTCCCGAAGAACTGCATAAACTCTCGTCGGGTCATTCCTAAGGCTTCACAAGCTGGATCTGGGCTTCCATCGTCGAGGGTATTTCCTTCTTTATAAGGGAAATCGTGCTCTAATCGACCACGGTCCCAGCCCCATAATAGGGTGGCGCAATCCTTGAGCTTGGCTGCGAAGGACAGCTTAGTTACTTTGAGACCTTTCTTTTCAAGTTCTTCTTGAACCAACATACCAGCGGTGTCTTTACCACTACCCGCTTTACCAGTGAAACCAATTATACGCATTAACTTCTCTCCTATACTCTCTCAGTAGAATATAGGAAGAGAAGTCTTTTGGTTCAAGTTATAAGACATTGTTACCGGCGGGCACGTTTTCACCGTTGGAATCTATTGCTCTCCATTCCTTTTGGTTGAACGATTTTATGTTCTCTTCGTCTTTGATCGCATAGAGGTCAAAGAAGTCCTCGTCTCCCAAGGTATGTCGAAGATTGATAGCGGTTTCCATCAGAAGGGTTTGAATTTCCCTATCTAGCCCGGTATTTTCGGTGTATGTTTGGAATTGATCCATGGTGAAGTTACCTTCACTTTCTTCCACGAAACGTTCCAAAGATCGTGTGTGTTTTTGTGTCAGTGCTTTATATTTCTCGGCAAGTTCTGACATGGTGGTCATCCAATTGTATAGCATGTCATGCTTTATTGCACAAGGGATATAGCCAGACTCTTCATTGGTTTCATCTCTCAGAAAAGCCATGATCATCATGTCATCAGATATCTCGTTCGATTTCGTGTCCATATTTTGCAATTAGAGCCGCCTCGGCTAAACCATCTTGCTTAACGAGACGGAAGCTATCTCCGTTGTTAGGAAAATTCTTTCGTGCCAATTTTAATGAACCGTTTTTGGCCGAACCGATTAATCCGCAATGCTTCTTCCATTTCTGTGGCCTGACCAAGGCAGTGCGAATCCCGAGTCCTGTTAGTATGCCTTGCCATTGCCCGAAGTTCTGACCAAAGCGAAACATACTGGTTGCACCTTGTTGCCTACCGGCAGTTACGTGCTCCAAGTATGCACAATCTATCACATCTCGATAGTCGTTGTCAATATTCATGATTAAAGACACCGCCTCGTCTAGGTTCATCTCGGACCTGGTCATCTTTTTTGACTTACCCTTGACGGTTTTTACGTAGGAAACCATAACTACCGGGGTTGGATAGATAATTACTTCATTTGGGGAGTAGAAGGCGATGCCGCCCTTTTGCCCTGGATCGATACCGATTGTGAACATAAACACCTCTCATTGTAGAAAGGTATTTATTAATCAATGCTATACCGACAAGGAGTAAAGCCAGGTTGGTTTGATTAAGCAGATGGCCCCGTGAGCCCATATGCTATTGTCGTAAGTGTTGAACCCTCTACCATGAGATATAATTTCAAATCCCTTATCTGATACGCTCGCATTGCTTTGTATATCTTTTTGGGGATAAGCTGTTTTGATCAGCCAATTCCAAGCCGGGGTTAATATTTCCCCGACTGATGTGTAAGGGAATTTGTGAATTTCTATTGGAGTATGGAATTCACCATCGAAGTTGAATTTCAGATGCTCGTATTTTGTGTCAGGTATCACGTATGAAAGATAAACCATTCCAATGTCTTTATAGAGTGCCTGAACTTGAGCCTGTCTTCCATTGAACGCTAGGCTCATGGCACACTCGAAATGATCCCTGAAAGCTGCAACCACTTTTACTTCGTAGTTGTCAGAGCTACAGTGGAGCATTATCGTGATTGCTCTATTCTTGATATGTCGTTTTCCTTACGAACTATCATCATGTCATCAACCCTGGCAGCGATATCCTCACGGTGGGTAATCAGTAGGACCCGTTTGCCCTTGCGTGCGGCAGCGTCCCGGAGAACATTAACGGTGTTCTCAGCACCACGGTTGCAGATACCGTTGTCGATTAGTTCATCAACACAGAGTAGATTGATTCTGTAGTTCATGAACTCAAATACATCTTGGAACGATAGATTAAGTGCTATGTTTAATCGATTCCTCTCTCCCTTGGAAAGGTTGCCATAATCAAAATCTTGATTGAATTTGGATATCTCTACGGTCATGTCTGGGTGGAAACGAACCTTATGTGGAAGTTCTAAATTATTGAGATAGAAGGCAATCCTCTGATTCAATTTTGGTAACCACTTGTCAATAATATTCTTCCGAATGAAACTGTTTTTATCCGTCAAAAGTGAAATCATAAAATCATAATGACGAATTAATTTCTGAAGCTCCTTAACTTCGGAATCATCAACTTCCTTAATTGCCTTAGTTTTCAAGGACTTAATACTTTCCGTGTGAGGATTCTCGTCATCCATTTCGGTCTTCAAATTTTCTTGAAGAAGATTCTTAGTGGTTCCGGCCTTTGATGCTTCCTCTACTGAGGAGTAGGCCAGCCCGGAGCTTTCGATCTCACGGATGTTGTTAGAGTACTCTTGCAACTCGGTTTTTAGGTCATTTAGTTCATCACCCAAATTTCCTCTAAGTTCCAGGTTATCGGGCATTCTACTATGAATTTCATCCAGTTCGGATTCACCGGTGGCTATTTTAGTTTCGATTTCGGTGCGGTAGTCTGGATCTGCTTCCCAGTGTTGCTTACAAGTAGGGCAAGTGCTTTCTTCGATCTGCCTGAGGGATTCTTTATTAGTATCGAAATCTCGCTCGATCCTTTTAAGGTCTCGCTCGTCGGTGGAAATTTTGGTATCTATTGCTCGGTGATCCCCGGTGACTTTTTGTAATTTCTCCCGGATATCCTTTGACTCGGATCGTAATTGTTCTGCTAGTTTCAGGAGCTCAATTTCACCGTCCACGTCCACCTGTTCCAGGGCGGCTATGGTTTCCTTCAAATCATTGATGGTGCGGATTTTACTGGCATTCCAAGTTAAAGCCTTGCGTTCCATATCTTCGATTTGAGATTGGAGACGCTTATTCGCTTCGACCGTGGTGGAGAATTCAGTTTCTGCCTTGATAAGGCTCTTACTTTCTTCCTTGCGGTATTCACGAAGGTTGTCGGCACGCTCACCTAGGATAGTGAATCCGAAAAGCTTCTCGATCACTTCTCGTCTTTTTGCCTCGGCAAGTTTGAAGAAAGGAATGGACTCGGATGAATTGGCAACAAGGAATTCAAACAGGGTGATATCAAACCCAAGCAACTCGGTTATTTCGTTGGTGGTTTCAGTCTTCCCTCGTGAAATATCAAACTTGAACTTTCTATTTTCCTTCTTTTTGATATCCTCTTCGGAGCCAATGGGCTTCCTGAGGAATAAAAGTTTGGACGGGCGCTCGCTTCTTTCTACCAGGTAAGTGAAGTCCCCCTTGTCGAACAGTAGGGTTACTATCATTGATTGTCCCTTGCGGGCCAATTTGTTTATCAGTTTTTGATTGGTTACATCTCGTATGGTCTTACCGAACAGGACATAGCAAAGGGCATCGATGATGGCAGATTTACCAACACCGTTTCTGGAGTCCTCACCACCGGTGTCAAGGTTTTCACCCATGATCACGGAGATCAATTCATCATCTAACTTTAGGTGAGTATCCTTATTTCCAAAGGACAGAAGATTTCTGAAGAAAAGATCCTTCAGAACAAGAGAATTACCAGTGGCCTTCATGCCAACTCCTTAAATGTTTAATGCCCAGGCAAAACCCATAGTCTTGCCATGATAACCTACCGAACGGATTACTTTACGATCCACTTTGAGTGATACTAGCGTGTCATAGATATCCACACGGTCATAACCCTCACCGACCGATTCATAGATCTCACCGGTCATTTTCGGTGTTTCTGAAAGAAACATTAACACCGCACTGTACAATTCTTTATTCATGGGAACACCTTAGTCGTAGTCTTCTTCAAATCCCTCTTCTGATTCGATTTTGACTTGACATTTGATTGGTTTAATACAGTGCCTCTTGAGGCATCCGCACGTTGATTCAAAGTGGATTTCATCAGGATTCCACTCCCATTCCATAACCTCGTCACCACACTGGCAGCGGGCTTCTTCGTAAATCGTTTCGAATTCTTCTTCCGTTGACATTATTGTTTTTTCTCTTTTGATATTTCAAATATTTTGATAAGTGTTGCATTTTCGATGTCGGAACCTTCAGTGTCGAGTACAGTTAGATGTTCTAAAACCATCTGTTCTACAGTCATTTCGTCGCCTTCAACTTCAGTTTCTGCTTCGACGTCCAGAATATCATCTGCTGGTTTTAGACGTAGATCTCTGACGACATTTTGCACGACCTCTTTGATCTCTAAGGAGGTGTCGTGGTCGATCTTCATGTCATCGTTGCACTCAACTACACTTCGGTCATTAACTATCTTATCAAAACTGTCACTTTCTATGACTTCAATGAGTTTTGAGAGAGGAATTCTTAGGTATCTGGGGCCTTCTTCCCAGTTCAAATACACCGGTTCTTTGTCCCATTCCAGGATCATACATCCTCGGTCGGTATCCCCGGCGTCGTTGAAATCATGAGAAAATGCATTCCCAAGGTAAGCTACTGGAATGCCGTGGGCATTGATCTTGATTTGGCGTTTATGGAAGTGACCAGAAAATACATACTCGCATAGGTGGAAGAAATCCATATGTATTCCACCGTGGTCTGGGCATTCCACAGATTCATTCATCAAGAATAAAGGAAACTCGAAGTGTCCGAACACGTATTTTGATTTGAAGGTCTGCGGTAGGGCAGACTCGGTGCCGATTAGCCAGGGGCAGAACAGAACATCATCAATTAGCTCTATTTTGTCGATGATCTTGATACTGGCATAGTTTTCGTATAGAAAAGGGAGGGAGTGAATATCTCTGCTGGTCTTGAAGTAGAGATCGTGGTTTCCGATCACCCAATAGATCGGGAGGCCCGTGGCCACGAGCTTGCTTATTCCCTCGGAAGCGTACCAGTTGGTGTCCACCCGTAGGCGGGAGCGGTTGTCAAACCAGTCCCCACAGAATATGATGGTGTCACAACCGTTCGCTACTGTTTGCTCACAGAACCAGTCCAGATAGGCCAGACAATCCTTGTTGTGCTGTTCTGAGTCCGACTTTTTCCCAAAATGAATGTCGGTAAACACTGCCGCTTTTTTGAATAATTGTCCCATAATCCAGCCATGTAATAGAGAAAAACAAACAAATATTCACCAATATTACACAAAACTGGGGTTAAGTCAAGATTAATCTTCCAAAAGCGGGGCAGCTCCAACGCCGGGTATGCTCATTTCACCCTCTTCGGCGAGAACACGATAGGCGTTTTCAAGGGTTATGGCCATGATAAGCTGGTTCAAAGTGACATCCTTTCGATGCGCTTCCATGGCCAGAACATACAATTTTTCCTTGTCCATCGTTAATTCAACAGTTTCGGTTTTTTCCTCAGGATTATTTTTCATATCCTCTAGAATTTCGTCAACAGTGATCGGTGTACTCATTTTCGGTATCGCTCTCAGAATTGTTCATTCGGTCCTCTCTGGCTTCCCGATTCTTTTCCTCATTCTCTAGTTGCCTGGTGAATGATGGATTGAATCCCTGCTGTTCGAGGAGATCATCACGTATTTTACGCACTCTTTTCTCTTTGTCAAGGTATGTCAGAAATGAGTGAGTTACAATCTGTGTGTAATAACCAAATGGGTTCTTGCTTTTCTCGGGGTTGAATTTGAGTGCATTCTGGCAGAGAGATACTAAGGCTTCGCCCTTCATATCGTCTAAATATGTGTAATTACGCCAGTTTGCTTTTTGAGAATAACGGTCTACTAGCATCATGAGCATCTTCACCAGTTCTGGCGTGAGGCACTGAGCCGGAGTGAAACTTGATTGGGTATTCTGTATCTCTTTGCTCTTATGGATTTCCTCCATAAGGTTAGCATTATTGAGATAATTATTCGCTGCTTTCCTTTTTGCCATGTGTTTGTGATCTCTTTTACTTGACTTTTGGTTTTTTCTTAACCAATTTCTTTTGTAAAAATGATTATTTTCTTAAGAAAAATCAAGTAGGCCCTAATATAAATATCCAAACAGGGGTTTTTAGATGGATAATAGAGCAGACGACAAGAATACACCTACCTTCGCTTTTGAGCATGTAGCCGCCAAATTGGTACCATTTGACTTGTCAATGGTGGGAGCGAGAGGGGTTAATTTCGGGCAGACCGTGGGTCCCCAGGCGCCTGGTAATCAGCAAGGGAGTTTTGGTTGTGGAATCGAGCCTTTTGGTAATACCAGGGATTCCCGGAGCACCGCCAATAAACCTGGTGGTAATGAAGCTCAGAGGTTCCATGCGCTATGGCCAATCTTCATGACTAATGGATTGGTGTTCCCGTACAACCCGACTATCACTGAGAGTGTCCAAGTCAACTATGATCGCTTCGATTTGACTCATACCAATGAATCGTTCAATGTGTACAAGAACACTGAGAACGTTCGGGTCACCCTTTCGAACGCTGTCTGGACTTGTGATACCTTTGACAATGCCATCTATGCATTGTCTGCTTTACATTTCTTCAGAACTTATAGCCAAATGGATTTTGGTAAGAATCGAACCGGTCGACCACCTTCACCAATGTGGTTCAGTGCCTATGGGAACTATGCGTTTCACCGGGTTCCTGTTCTGTTTGAGAAGGCAGATTGGAGCTTTCCAAACGATATCGATTATGTTGGAATTCCTGAGCCTCTAATCAGCAAGTCTGCTTCCACAAATAACAATTACACCTGGTTACCGATGAAGTTTGAGGTGTCGAATATCGCATTGGTTGTTCAGCACTCACCGAAGTATTGGACCACCTACTGTTTGGATGATTACCGTACCGGCGCCATGTTAAGGAAACGAAAGAGTTTCCATGCTCTTGATAAAGGAGGTTCTATCTAATGCCGTATACCCCTTTTTATACTCCTGAGTCCCCATACCACTTTTCCAAGATCATTGGAAAGTTCTTGACGTATTACGTGCACCGTCCGGTGCCACCGCATGATTTAGATCGTGTTACTCAGCTTAACAATGAGCGGTATGTGACTAGACCGGATACTTTGGCAATGGACATCTATGGTGATGAGGATTTGTGGTGGATAATTCCGGTGCGCAACGGTTTGCAAGATCCGGTGTTCGATCTTACCTATGGAAAAACCCTGGTCATTCCTGATCCATCATTTGTTAAGAGCATCATATAATGGGATTTTTTGATACAATCAGTGAGTTCTTTGGTGCCTCAAATAAAACTGATGATACCCCTTCTGATAAGAAAGGAGGTCCTATCAAGGGTGGTCGTACCGCAAGAGACATCACACGGGAAGGTGTTCAAACTGGGGCCACTATTCAGGGTGGAAGAAGAACTAAGGATATTGATGCGACCACCCAGCAACAACGTCAGACTGATAATTTCGGAAGTGGTAGTAACAAAGAACCTGGTGCTTCATCCACCGACCGTCTTGGTTTATCACAAAGTGTTAGGGATAAGCTTCCATCAGTAGAAGGGATACAAGATAAGGCTCAACAAGCATTCAATAATATAGCTGGTAATGGTACTCCCACTCCTTTGGCTATTAAAATCAATTCTGATAATGCCGCCGGGTTACTGGATAATGTGTTGAATGATTACATAAATGTTCAATATCACATTTCATTGTCAATGATACCTCTTAGGGAAGCTATCAACATTCAGGCTAAGATTCCTCAGAAGAATGATAATGATGAAACCATAGATGATCTTCGACAAGAACTGAAAAGAGTTGGCGCAGTAGTATTTGCATCAACCGGTGAAGAGTTTAGAAACGATCAGGTGACAACCACTATTAGTGGATTGCAGTCTGGTAATTTCAGTTCATCAAATATTAACAGAACTTTGGAATTCGTACCCGAAGCAGCTAGAGCGGTACTTGATTCTCTGAATAGACAAGAAGATTCTGCAGAAGTAGTAACAAATGTCGGGGATAGGAATTATTACAATATCACCGATGTGGAGATGGAAACTTTTTACGAGCCATCCAAAAGCAATCCAAATGTGTCTCAGATGGCAACAATGAAGATGACCATTGTTGAGCCTCATGGTTTCAAGCTTCATGAAGACATAAAGAATTCTGCAAAGAGATTAGGCTACGTTGATATCAATGTTGGACGTGTTGTTTACAGAATAGACATTAGATTTTCTGGATACAATCCAAACACCGGGCAATGGGTTCAGAATATTCCAATAAATGCACGATCCGGTCGTGGCAAACCATTCATCACTTACTACACGATTATCAGTAAGATAGAAGCGGATGTAACCAGTAAGGGTGTTCAATATGAATTATCGTTAGTGCCCAGTGGTAGTAATCTGTTTAGGGGGGATGATTTTTCAGTTGATGCCGGGAACATTTTCACCAAGAAAATATCTACCTTTGGTGGTTTCCTGGATAGATTGGAAGAGGTATTGAGACAGAAAACCATTGAGGAAACCAAAGAGGTTTCTAAAAGTTCTTCTCAGATAAGAAAGAACTACAAGTTCTATGCGCCTGCGGCAATACGGGAAGCACCTTTTTATTCAAGTAGATTTGCTAATGAAAAGGGATTCATAAATGAGGACAGGAAGGAGGGTCAAATTGTTCATGTTGGTAGGAACACTGATATGATGACTCTCATTAAAAACGTTCTTAGTGACTTGCCTGATATTCAAGATTTGTTTATTGCTCGTGCGTTTGATGGAGATAATGCCGAGTTCACGAAACCACGAATACATTTCACCTCACGTTTCAATGCGATTTATGGATCTAGTGCTTCCCAGGAAATAGGTGATCTGAAAGAAATAACGTATGAAATAATAATTGAACCGTTTATTACCTTTAAGAAAATAGGATTCACCGGTAACACCGTTAATAAGTTAGTTTCTCCAATAGCCCAAAAGAAAAGAATAGCCGAGATGATCAAATTAGGAATGATCATTAGAAAGTATGATTACATAAACACTTCTGAGAATACTGAAGTGATAGATTTCGGAATAAGACTTTCGAATTTCTATTATGAAACCATGGCATCGAACATGAATCAGATGGCTACTTTGGGAACTCTTACTAGTGAAACTACTGGCGCTATTGCTACGAGGCGTAATACTACCGCCGAGGGGTCTAAATTACAGGTTCAGATAGTTGGAGCCCCGGATAATTTGAGAAGTACTTCGGCTGCATTGGGATTTGATTCTTCTCAATTGAATAATTTTCAAAATACTGATATGGATAATGAGGAAGGCGGATCGGGTCATGCCAATAGTCGTGGCGGGTTTGATTCCATGGGAGTCAGTCTAGAAACTTCTCCTGATGTGAACACTACCAATTCCATAACCAGTGAGGCGGATGAAGGAAAAAGACACAATTTGTATATGAATGAATTGCAAGATTACTTTGCAAACGAATTGTTGCTTATAGAAGATTTGCAAGTAAGGGGTGATCCGGTTTGGTTATTGTCCCCATATGGAAATACCGCTTTAGACGTAATCGATCCGATTGCAGAAAACTTTCGTGGAAGGACAAATATCATTAGACCTAACACGGCAAAGTACATATATTTGAACATAAAGGCATCTGATCAGAATGACTTGTTGAATCCTAATAGAGTGGCCGGTAGCACTGAGCCAAACGTTATTGGTGGATTTTATGGAGTGATAAAGGTAACCAGTACGTTTTCTGGTGGAAAATTCATTCAGAAATTGGTTGCACATAAGCTAGCTCATTTGAATTATGTGGAAGACCATATTAGATTAGATAGTGCAAGAAACACAAATAGATCAGAAAAGATTTTGCAGAATCCACAGAAGAATGAGCCACATGAAAATACATTGGGTGATTCATTTGGTTCTGCTAAAAGATTAGTAGAAGCGAATTTAAAAAGTGCCAATGCGATTGGTGGTGGCGGAAATGCAACAGAACCGGCAGTGTCAACTGTTAAGAACTTTGTTAAAGGACAACGAGGCTAATAATGAGTAGGGGATTCGATGACGGGATAGGAAACATCGTACGTGAACACGTATCCGGTGAAAGGAATACTCCCAATCCACAAGAACAAGCGCCAGGTTTTTATATTGGCACCGTTATGGATGATGTTGATGATCAATTCAACGGTCAGGTATGGGTGTACATTCCTGCTTTCTCTAAAAAAAGGTTTGGGATGCACAGTTCTCCAGATTACGATGGCACTACTGAAGATAGACAAACTGGTCTGCTTAATTACGATCAAAGTCTGAGATTGGGTTGGATACAGTGCATGCCATTGATGCCTTTCTATGGTTCGGATGCATTTCGTGTTAATGGTGTCACCGATCCTCAAGGTAGAAGTGCAACCACCTTCGGTGATATTAATGCCTATGGGTTTTGGGCGCAGCCACGTATAGGTGATCAGGTTGGAGTTTTGTTTGCCAATAGTGATAGTGCCAGGGGATTTTGGATTGGCGGTGTTGCCAAACATTATTCAAACTTTTCTGTGCCATCTATAAGTGGAATTGAGCCTAGCCTTGTAAACTCCAATAGTCCTCTTAAAAGTCCAACCAATAGACTACCCGATGATGCTTTGGTGCCCGCTCTTGAAAAGGTTAGAAACGACCTTGGAACCGACGGAAGACGATTTGAAAATGTATTTGAGGATTATGGGTTTGCTTCTAATTTACTATTGGCTGGTATCATAAATGATTCATTGAGAGGTTCTGGTAGATCGAGTGCACGCAGGGAGAGTCCATCCTATGTAACTGGTTTTAAATCTCCTGGATGGAATTTCAACAGTGACAAGTATCACATCAATGCATTTTCTGGGGAAAAGTTTGATGGATCTGCAATAGGGGATCCACCCAATGTAAACTCGACCAGTCGTTACAGAGGAGTTTCGACTTCTGGTCATCAGATTGCAATGGATGATCATCCAGATAATCAGAGCATCCGAATCAGAACATCTGCTGGATCACAGGTTTATTTTAATGATGGTGGATTAGCCGACTCTGCACACGAGGCGTTCATATACGTTTCCACTGCAAAGGGTAATGTGTGGATGGAGCTCCAGGATGATGGAGACATTTTGGTTTTTGGTCAAGGATCGTTTTCTCTGCATGCCGAAAGAGATATTAATCTCACTGCTGATGGGGAGGTGAATATTGAAGCTGGAACCAATTTGAACATGAAAGCCGGTGGCAACCATACAATGGATGTCATCGGAACATCAAATCAGAAGGCGGCAACCACATTGGTATCATCGGCTGCTTATTCGATTAACGCAACTGGATCCATGGCATTCACTTCGGTGGGTGGGGTAGATCTTAGTGCCGCTGACAACATCAATATTACGTCAGCCTCAGGTATGAATATGTTAGCTGGTACGAGCGCATCAATAACAGCCGGGGTTACTTTTAATGTCAGTGCGGTAAACATAGCAGAGACGGCTGCCGGAATCGCATCTATATCTGCTCAGGTTTATAGAGAATCCGCCCCAGGGGGAATTTATATGAATTCCGGTCCGGGTCAAACTGCATCTGTAGCCACCCCAGCAACTCCAGCGGGGGTACCAACATTTCCAGATCTAAACAAGGTACCGGCGGCACCGACCCCAGAAGAAATTGGACTTGGACAAGAGCCCGCCGACACAATCGAAAAGCTGGCACCGGTTGTTCCTCAGCATCAACCGTATTCCGAAAGAATAAAATCTACCGTAGGGTTTACGGGTAATGTGGAAGAGTTGGTAGCTACCGAGGTGGATGCCAGGAGGGGATCATCCGCTCCGAACGCAAGGACACCACTTCCGATCATTGGATCTGTGAATGGGGTGTCTGGGAGGCACGTACCGCAGGCGTACCAGTCGAATAATGCTGGGGAGGCACCAGTGTACCAGAATCTTGGATCGCCGTCAGACGGCACCTTGAGGCCCGTCAGCGAATATGTTACTTCCACCAAGATGAGAAATTACATCAAGAAAAAAGAGTCCCTGGTTACAGCTCTTGCATATTTGGATGCGGGGAAGGCATATGCGATTGGTTATGGTCACAATATTGTCATTGGTGACACGATCAATGGTAGGCGGGTAGATTCCGCATTCCTGTCGGAACTGAATAGGACAAATGGAAGATCGTTGAGTATTACCAAGGCGGAAGCTGATAGAATCTTCGATGTTGATCTTCTCAAGTTTGAGACGGGTGTGAAAAATAATGTGACGGTGGAATTGACCCAAGGTCAGTTCGATGCTATGGTTTCTTTCTCTTACAATGTGGGTGTGAGTAATTTCAAGAACAGCACCATGTTGAAGAGATTTAATGGTGGAAGCCTTGAGGATGTACCGGGTGAATGGATGCGGTGGACAAGGTCCCAGGGCGTCGTGCAAGAAGGACTCACAAGACGCCGCCGGGATGAACTTGAACTATTCTTCTCTGCTTCTGACTCCGAATTAGGCGTAGCCTAGAAAATATCGGAAGGACCAAACCCCTGATCGGTTGAGTTTTGAAGGATACGTTTTCTAACCTTCATCATAGCTTTATCACGGATTTGCCTTACTCTCTCCCTGGTGATATTGTATTCCTCACCTAGAGTCTGCAGAATAAGCTTATCATCGCTGGTGCACAGGATTTGAGACTTGAATATCTTTCGTTCACGGTCGTCGAGAACCTGTAATGCGTCGTTGATGATTCTTTCTTGAAACTCAATTCCTGAGAGAGCTGAAATTATTTCTGCTACGTCTGGATCTTCATCCGGGATATAGCTCTCTACGGTAGAATCTGAATCTCCATCGTAACCAAATATCGGGTGATCTGACAGTGACACGTATGGCTTCCGTATCATATCGTACATACTGTAGACTATTTTTTCATCGATATTGTGACTGTCTGCCAAATCCTTAGCCAGCGCATTACTAAGTTCGAAGTGTCCATCTTTTGTTAGCTTCTCAGCTATCATCTTCCGAATGGAAAAGAACAACTTCTTCTTGTTGTGGCTAGTACAGACATTAACCATGAAGTAGTTTTTGGTAATGAAACCAAGCATTATTCCTCTGACCCACTTCTTGGCATAGGTAGAAAATCTTATCCCCCGTTCCATATCAAAGTTTCGTGCTGCCTCGACTAGTGCGATCAAACCCTCGGAATTCAATTCTTGGGGATCTGCATGGTAGCTTGATAGTTCCTTTATGCATCTGACGATGATAGGGCTAAATGATTGAACTATTTCTACCAGGTACCGGTCGCTTCCAGTGTTGTGCCATTTGGTGAAAAGTGCTTTTTCCTCCGAATCAGTTAATAAAACTCTGTGAGCTTGGACAAGAGGACCTTTAAGGACCATAGAATCTTCTTGCATGTAGTAACCCTCCTAACATACATATCTATCTACGCTATTGTTGCGGTGGTGTAATAGTAAATATTAGCATCCACACACATGACTATACAATATATGGTTTTAATTTAGGAAATCAAGATGCCAACAGCATTATATCGGGGATTCTCAACCGTATCTAATCAAGGACTGAATACTGCCCTATTCGATACTGAGTTGGTCAAACAAGATCTTCTCAACCATTTCAACACCCGTTTGGGTGAGCGTCGAGCCAGGCCCGATTTTGGTTCGATAATCCACGATTTACTATTTGATCTATCAGACCCTCGTACGGAGTCCTTGATTGTGTTGGATGCCGAGCGGATCATTTCCGAAGATCCACGGGTTGAATTATTAGAACTTACGCCGAACATTAATGAAGATCGGCATGAAATCACTTTAGAAATACAGCTCAGAATCATTGAATTTGACATGAATACACTCTTTAGCGTTACCTTTGGGGAGAGGGTCTAATGACAGCCATTACCCGACAGAATACACTTTTCGTATCCGAAGACTGGATAAGAATCTACGAGGCAATTGAAAATGTAGACTTTAGAGCCTACGACTTCGAAAACCTTGTTCAAGCTATCATGAACCATCTCCAGTCAACTTTTCCAGAGGAATTCAATGACTGGATTACTTCATCCGAGTTTGTAACTAAAGTTGAGGTCCTGGCTTGGTTATCCCAAAACATCGCATTTAGAATCGATCTAAACACCCGAGAAAACTTCCTTGCAACAGCAGAAAGGCGAGACAGTCTTCTCAAGCTGGCTGAGAACGTAGCATTTAAAGTTAACCGTGTCAAGAGCGCAAATGGATTAGTTCGCATAGAAAGAGTACGCACTAATCAGCCACTTACCGATTCAAATAATATCAATGTCCAGGACAGGGATATAATTTGGAACGATCCTCGCAACGAAGATTGGTTCGAGCAGTTCATCTTAGTCATGAATGCAGCACTAACCGTGCGAACACAATTTGGTAAGCCTTTGACCAGATTTGTGGATGGAACCACCCAAATTGACCAATTTGTGTTCAACTCGATTGCCCCCACCAACGGATCATATTCTTTCGCATCCGAGGTGA